TGACTGAGTTACTTAAATGAGTTGAATCCCTACCAAGAAGATCCTCAATTGCAACATCCTTGATATCCTTAGATATTGTTTTGTTGTCTATTAGAGATTGCACTTGCCCCTGAATTTCTTCAGGAGAATACTTCATTCGTATCTCGCGCTCAAAGGCCCTGAGACGTTGTACATCGTCCGTGTGGAAGATAACCTTACCAACTGACTCAATATACCTGTCAAAGCCTTCTACTGCGTCGAATGTGGTCTTATCACCTGTTCTATGGAGGAAGTTACCTACCCAGTTCTTACCGGGTCTGAAGGTGTGTGATAACCCATTGATGTCCGTGGGAAGATCAACCAAATTGATTTTAATCCCCAATGCTTTCATTAGGGGATCATCTCCCTCGAAGTGAGGGAAATAATTTTCTAGCTTTCCAACTGGCTTATAACCGTTTCTAGTCAAGGATTCATTCGCCATATTTATGGCATTATCATAGATTTCTCTGAATGTGGAGATTGCTGTTCTGATCTTGTCCGCACTCATGCCAGCAGGAATATGAGTTATGTCTAACTTTCCTTCCCCTACTTGCTGAACTACCGAACGCTCTTTACTGGAAAGGTTGAGCCATTTAATCTTCTGTCGTTCAGTATTTTTGTACCGCATGAAATCAGCTTCATTTGTATGGATAGGGTCGAAGATAGCGGCCTTTATCTTTTCTCCATCTTTCTTCCCGGCTATGTCAATGATATTTCGACCCCAGGTTTCTGTTTGGAGAGAAAGTGGTTTCTTGTCTTTCCAGTTATCAGAGTTCTCCAAGAGGTTTTGTTCTCTTACATAGTCCGTTGCTTCTTGCCCTACTTTTTGTCTTGGAGCGGTTTCTTCTACTTTAGGAGGATTAATCCCTGGTCTGACTTCTGCCGCTGCCCCAGGTGGTAGTTGTTTCCCCGGTGATCCGGCATTAGCCGCGGGGGAAGACAAACTATCAATTCGCATTTGCTCTTTTATAGATTGCTCTATTTTTTGAGCCTTCGCAAAATGTCCTTGCCCTGTTTCAAAACGATGGTCACGGTAAAGTTGCTTGAGTTCTGGCGACACTGGGAAAGATGTAAGTTGTTGCGGTGCTGCTGGTGAGGTAATAGTAGATTCAATAGGTCCGCTTGGCAATTGCCCTACATTTTCGGAAGTGATCGAGCGAATAGGGGCAGGACCAGCAGAAGGGATGCTGTCTCGGTTAGTCCATGTCATGCGTTCCGGCTGTGTGAGTGGTGTTCTCTGTGTAGGTAGTGGCTCAGTGGCAAACGTTGGAGCCAGTTCGCGTGGTTTGAGATTGATGTCTGCCTTTGTTATGGGCTTTAGTGAAGGTTTCCCATAGCTAACAACCTGATTATGCCCAAACACATTATATAGTGTGTCCGTGCCTGGGTTGTACCCTTCTTTGTCAAAGTTAAGGACTATCCCATCATGTCCTTCCCCCTTGACATAGCTTTGTAGCTGTTCAGTCCACTCCTTAACGTCTGTAGCATTTTCAAAATAGGCAGGGTTATCCATCTCTAATTTTGCTTCACGGATAACATTGTTCCATTCAGTATCATTTTTAATGACTATTGGATTATCTAATTTAATAGTTTCATTAGTTACCTTTTTGCCATAACTCTTAGCAGTTTGCTCATCCAGGGCATAGTATTTCCCTTCCCCCACAATTGGGGAATCAAAGCCATTGTACGTCTGTCCTTTGGCCCCACCGCTACCATGAAAAGCATTGATAGATATTGGAGCCCCCGTTACGGCATCATTGATATTTGATGCAATAACCTTATCAAACTTAACAATCTCAATATGATTTGGCATATCAGGTAAATTCCTGTTATTACCAATAATTCCATCATATCCAGACTCTTTAATCAACTCGTTCGCTTTATTTGATCCTGCCCACATTTTAGCCTTATCACCCTTGGTAAATAATTCAGCTATAGCGTCGAATGGGGCTACATCTTCACCACTAAGAATTTTATTAACATGGTATTCTGTTAATCCCTCTTGCTTTAGCAATCCATAAAGATTTTTGTACTCTTGCGAAGTTGCGTCCAGGCTTTCATTAATAAAAGGTTTCTCTAGTCTGACGGTTGATTTCTCTACAGAACTTCCTTCTCCGCGATTCTTAGCGAATATGTCTGCAACTTGAGGACTATTTGAATAGTAAGTTCCTTCGCCATATCTGCTAACACCAGAATATCCAGAATCAGAAGCACTTTTCCCTCTATAAACTTGCGCTTCTACAGGCTGAGATTTGCTTAATTCTCTCGGTATAAATTCGTCATTTGAAGTTATTTTCACAGTTGGCGACAGTGCTTTTAAAAACCCTTCTTCTGTTTGATTACTAATGGGATCCCCCATGTTAGACTTAACCCCGCCTATGTTTACAATTTCCCTTACTTCTTTTCCTTTGTCAATTGTAATAATTCCGTCATAGCCATCTTTCTTAATGGCGTTAGTGAGCGCATTCCCTTTCTTACCACCATATTGTTCAGACAGCTTTGTTTTCCATCCTCCATGGCCCGTTGATCCGTATTCCACTACCAGAGGGTTTTTAAATGTAATATCCCCATATTCATAATTGGGCAAACTTGTTCCAAAGCTAGGTTCGTGGAAATTGATATAATCCCCTTTTGGTTCTATACTTTGAGCATACTTGTCATTTGTTATTTTTGGTGCTTTTTCAGTGTTCTTTCTAAAAGGGATAGTTATTTCCTGTGGTACCATAGGTTTTATATCCGGGACATTCCCTGGTGGAGTCCCTACCGTAGGCATAGTTTCAAATTGCGGCTTAGATCCTACCCTTTTAGACTTAAAAGAGGCCAGCGTTCTCTTCGGTGGTAACCCTTCTTTTAACATATCCAGTGTATTGCTCAACGCCTGATACTCAGGGTCATTTGCGAGCACTTTAGACGCTTCACTATCATAATTCTTAGGTTTGAACTTCTCAGAGTTTACAGTGGTAAGTAGCTCGTCTGTGGTCATTCCCAGTTCATCAGCTACCTTATCAAGCGATTGCCCGGTCCGGTTATTCCTAATCCAATTCGGTATAACTTTCTGTTCTTCAAATATATCTGCGTTCCCCTGTTTTATGCCGCCCATCTTCTGAATCTGACTACGAACAGTCTCAACGGAGGTTTGACTATCCATTTGTCGTAATGTCTTAGTGACATCATTAACTTGATTATCCATCTTTGCTGTGATTTCTGCTATGGCATCTTGTGTGTCGCTACTGACTCTATAGCCCTTAAGAGGACCACCAAACACGCTTTGAGCATTGACTTGTTTTTGCTGAAGCAATTCAGCAGGAGTCATACCCTGCCTTGGTAGAGTGGGTCCTATGCGTCCCAGGTTGTTAGTAGTATCCGCAAAGGCATCATTAATTTGTTGACTTTGTACATCTCTAAGCGCAATAGGCGTTCTGTACGCGTTTTGTACATCAGCAAGAGGGTTAACTTCTACAGGGGTGATTAATTTATTTATCTTTCTGTCTAACTTAATGTCAGCCAACTTGTTACTCCCTAGTTCAACCCCTTTACCGCCTAAATGAAATGCTCCACCGATGAGGGCATTCGTGCCGGCACTCATAGCTAATTCCTCAAGAGTTAAATCCCTGTTATTTACCAATGCGTCGGCAGCTGTTATACTCGCGCCCCCTGCGCCCATGCCCAGCATTGTATTACTTAATGAAGATCCACTAAAAGGAAGGTCGCTACCTACCTTTGAAGCGGTTACCCTTAAGGCATTAGAAAAGGCAGGGAGCGATCTCCCCGCTCTAATAATACTTGGAACATCAGCTATAGCTTTTGCACCAGTGTCAAATACTTTTTGTCCAACTGCGCCAACTCCACCTTTGCCACCCATGCTGAATTGCTGTACTCCTCCGAATAAATCAGCAAGTAGAGGAAGTGGCGCATCCGGCTTAGGAAGATTCTCGTTAGCAGGGTTGTTGTTCCAGCTTGATCTTTGAAGGAATTTACTAACGCCAGAATTCGGAAAAGGAAGAGGGACTGGTCCTGCATCACCGCTGGTGTCGCGGACCGTTGAAGGACCTGCTGCCAGACCCTTAATATCGAATGCCTTGATTTTATCCCATGCGCTTTGTTGTTGTTGCGCTTTCCATTGGTCTTGTGACATAGGCAAAGGTTGCGGAATAGGTTGTTGTCGCTCCATAAACCTTGGCAATGAGTCAATACGTGGTCCGGGGGAAAAAGAAGATGAAAACTCAGGATAAGGGTTAAAGCTCTGTTTCTCCCTCTTACTACTTCCACCCTGTTGAGTTAAATCGAACATCCGTATCCCTCCCCTTTACCATCTCTTGAATGCTGAATTAGTTAATGAATTTGCCTTGCTTTCCGCATATGTCGGCTGTGAAGCGACATAATTATCTTGGGCCGCTTTATATTTAGCCTCAACATAATCCAAAACAGTAGTAAAACTAAGTCCTGCTTGCGTATACCCCGCAGCATTACTCACTATATTTGATCTTATCGTTTCCCAAGGCGTCCCTTGAAGGATAGCCTCATCGACATCCCCGTAAGCTTCGGCTGTATTCTTAGCCTTTACTTGTGCTGCACTGCTACCACCGCCAGACGCTAAGGTTCTCTCAAACTGACTTTCATCTTGTGCTAGATTAGCGTTAAATTGAGCATTTTGAATTGCTTGAGCTCGTCTAGCTAAAGTAGGAGCATTATTGTAAATCCCTGTTAATTGTGCAGCATTCATATCATTAGAAATTTTACCTTGTGCTTGCTGAATCTCTTGTGCTTGCCTCGCTAAAGTTGGAGTGCCTCTGTTCGCGTCTACCCTTGGAGCAGCATTTTGGGCTATTGCAGCCTTAGTTTGAGAAAAGAGGTCGTTGTTGTAATCATTAAGAGCCATTGCTGTACCTTGAGCAGTATCCCCAAACACGCGAACTGCACCATTTAATTCTGCATCACTTACACCAGTTCCCGTACCACCTAAAAATACATCAGTAGGGGATAACTTAGTCCTTCCAGGAGTATAGAGATTAACATTTCTGCCCTGATTAGCATTTATATCTGCCTGTAAACCATAAACTGCCATAAAATCGCCTCCTTAATATCCTATATATCCCCCACCATTTGCCAAGGATTTAATACCAGGAACATTGGCAAGGCTTCCATATCTCGACACAGCATAATTAATAGCCGCAATCGCATTGTCTACAGGATTCCATATATCTTTGTGACCCTCCATTGCATATTGACTAAAGGTCGAATCTATCGTCTGCATTAACCCTTTTGATGGATGTCCAGCCTTAGCATTACTGTCCCAGTTATTTATTGCCGCAGGATTTCCAGAGGATTCATACTGGACAATCGTTGCCAAGTATGGCAATACACTAGCGTCTTGCCCCGTTGCTTCTAATGCCTGTTGTAGCCATGAGTTTACATTTCCGCTACTACCTCCAATTGTTGCCCTGCTTGTTGCCCTATCTGCTTCACTATTCATATTTCTGGAAGATAAAGACCTTCCAAATTGACTTTCATCTTGTGCTAGATTAGCATTAAATTGAGCATTTTGAATTGCTTGAGCTTGCTTTGCTAAAGTTGGAGCATTATTAAACATACCCGTAAATTCTGCAGCCCTTATTGGATTATCAATCGCATTTTGCGCCTGTCCCGCCTCCATAGCTTTCCTTGCCGCAGTAGCTACACCCCTATTAGCATCAATCCTTGGAGCAGTGCTGGCGGTTATCGCTGATTTAACTTGGGAAGAAAGGTCTTTATTATAATCATTAAAGGCAAGTGCTGTACCCTGAGCAGTGTCACCGTAGACTCTTGTTGCTCCATTCAAAACTGAATCTGTAACACCTGTGCCAGTTCCTCCTAAGAAAACATCTTGTGGAGTTAACCGAGTTTTCCCCGGAGTATAAAGATTAACGTTTTTACCCTGATTGGCATTAATATCTGCCTGTACGCCATAAACTGCCAAATCACCTCAACTCCTTTTAGTCATAAGAAAAGAGAGCTTATTAAAGCCCTCTTGTATTGCTAGTATCATTGTCCGCCATAATAAACAAGCCCACCGCCAGGTGTATTAAATTTATAACCATTAACCGTTTTTACAACATTCGTAGCACCGGGGTATTGTGAAGAAATTGAAGGCGGTAATGCAGATGAATTATTAGGATTTGTCAAAGTATTTTGCTGATTTGGATTATAGTTTGAAGTATTTAGTACATTTTGTTGATTTGGATTACCAGGTAAACTTTGCAATTGTCCTTGTCTAGGTACTGAATTTTGATTACTTAGATAGGTATTATAAACGTCTGCTGTGTCCTGCGCTGTATTTCCGTAGATGCGTCTTGCTCCATTAAGCATAGAATCAGTTACGCCAGTTCCAGTACCGCCAAGGAATACATCCCCTACCCCTAATTGGGTTTGACCTGGAGTATAGAGTTGTACGTTCCTCCCTAAGTTTGCATTAACATCAGACTGTAAGCCATATGTGTCATTTGATGTAGTGGGAGTTTGCGGAATGCCATTGATATAATGTATCCCACCATAATAACCAGTTAATTGACCCTCATTAATACTGTTATTAAAATTATCCTGTGCTACATTCTGATTAAATGTTTTATCCCATTGGTTATTTGCTGTAGTATCCCTACCGATCTGATATTGGAAGTTATTCATATTCACATTATTTTGCGCTGCTGACAAAGCTATTTGGTTTTGTGCATACGTTAAGGCTGCTAAAGCATTTTCATCACCATTTGCCCGTGCTACAGCCATAGCATCATTAACTGCCTTAATTTTTGAAGCTAAATCAGTTTGAGACGAAGCAATTTGATTACCATAGTTTGTGTCAATTTGCTGTCCTTGGAGATTATTAGCATTAATCCTATTTGCTGTCCCTACATCATTAATGAGTTGTTGAGATCCACTTTCTCCTGATTGCAATAACCCCATTTGAGCTAAGGAATTACGCGTATTCCGTTCATTATTCATACCTTGAAAAGAAGCCGTATTATTAAAAGTTGCTGTCTGCCCAGGTATTTTAGCTCGTTCAGTATTTAATGTTCCAATAGCCGTATTCATCTGGTTAGTATAATCCGCTTTAGTTGCATCTGCCTGTTGAGATTGTGTTGCTATGGCTTGACGAATTTTAGTAGCTTTATCTGCTGCTTGCTGATTATACATATTCGTTTGTGCAGTTTGTTGATCGGCTAAAGATTGTCTCATCAAGGAAACGTAATCTACAGGTGGTGATGCAGGTTGACTAGCTGTTTGTTGATATTGTGGTTGACTAACTGTTTGTTGTTGATAACTTGTTGGTGCAGGACTTATGTTAACATTACCAGCAGAGTCGGGCGCATAGTATCCAGATCCCCCATTCGCTGCTCTCTCTGCATACCCTGCGCTATTTGTAGCCCCACTTCCAGGTGTCCCATTATATGCAGGACTTAATCCTCCTGGTCCTGAATGATCTAGGTCTGCAAGAGTTATTTTGCCATTGCTGTTTGCTACTTGTGCATTATAGTTAGGGCTTAGAGGGTCAAATATTGAACCTGGTGCAACGTTATAGGTAGAATTTCCTTGATTGAATTGGGTTGTAGTTTGACCTTTATTGTTTGTAGTTGTCTGTGCATTAGACACGCCAAGATTAGAGGAACCCTGAGTTCCCGCTAGCCCTGAATTAGTTTTTGCATCGTAGGTTCCTGTTACATTTCCGTTTGAATCCCTTACTGTATATCTTGATCCGTCATTGCTATATGAAACGGTCAATTGTTCCAACTCCTTTCAAATTTATAAAAAAAAGAGGGTTGATTCCCTCTCTTTTTAAACATTTTAAGTTCCAGTTGCCTCCCAATTGAATCCTAGCGTTTGCGCTAAATAACTATTTCCTGTGAATGTCACTGCTGTTGTGCTAACCGTTGATGCTCTAACATTGTTGTATCCTGCATCACCCGTAGCACTTGTAATTCCTAATGTAATAGTTGGAACTGTCGTAAATGGCACAGCGAATGTCACTGTGACTGCTACGGCTGTACCTGCTGTAGTAATAATAACACTACTTGTTCCTGATTGCTTCTTGTTCCCTCCGCTTAATATTTGAGCTAACGGAAGCACACTCCCATACTGCACCGTATTCAGTGTGTTATCATCGCTGTAGGTTGTGGCGACGGAACCCTTCTCAAACTTAATTTCTCGGAAACCTGTAAAAGTGGAAATTACTGTATTCCGATAAACAACTCGAAGATTACAGGTAACCGCGCCTGTTGGGGCTGTATCTGTCAATGAATATTTTGTGTAATTTAGTCCTATTGCTGACGCAACTAGATAAGATACACTTAGCAAGACGCTGCCTACATCGTACCAATCAATTTCCATACTTGGAACCGTCCCTACTGTTTGGCCTAATGTACTCATTTCAACAGATAAGGTATAAATATCCCCCGCTACGACTGGAATTGGCGCTGAGTCATAAAAACTATTGTCTGTCGTTGCAATCGAACTTGTAAAAACTATTTCCCCACCATTAGCATCAAATGGAGTTGTAACGGTTGTGTTTGCTTCTTTGTTTATTAATGTCCATCCAGCTAATGCAAGACGAAATGAGGAGTTAAAGGCTAGATTTGGATTTTGCCTAGACACAGGTAAATTCGATACAACATTGCCGTTGGCATCACGCAAAGCTATAGTATTGGCTGTTGATAATGTTGTCGCACCATGCGCTGTTGTTGTATTTGCTATATGTGTATTACTTGCGGTATTTAAAGCATTAATCAACGCCTGTACTGTTGTTCCCGTTAATCCACTAGGTGCGGTTGCCCCGACTAATCCACCCCCCGTTGTTGCCCCTAATTCAGCTTCGGTGAAATATCTCCCGTCATGATCTGTGCTTGTCTTGTGCGTATCAAGGTTAGTTTGGACCGCATCCACTGTATCCTTACGTGCTATATCATCTACAGCAGAAGGAGCTACCACTTTTGCCCTGCCTGCTGCATCACGTTGCATAATCGTGCTAACTGTTGCTGCAGAAGTAGGCGCAAGACCAGCTAGCAAATCTGCATCTAAACCACTACCCGCCCCATCAACTGTTTTAATCTTTGTTAATACATCTGCTGCTGTGTATGAAACTGCTGGTAAGGCATTAGTCGCTAATGTTCCTTGTGCTGCCGTTGCGTACCTACTATCATGATCGGCGCTTGCTTTATGCGTCGTGAGTGCACCTGTCTGATTTGTGTTATAGGTGTCGGACAGGGTTTTCAAGGCAGAGAGAAGCACCTGTACGTCATTCCCTGTCAATCCTGCTATAGTTTCTACCCCTACAAACTTTGCACCGCTTAAACCTGCCGTGACAGCCTGTAATCGTGTTACAATTGCTTCGACTACAGTCTGGACATCAGCTTGCGTTCCAATAACTGCTATAGGAGTCATTGCGATATTCTTCGCTCCGCTTGCCCCAACTGTTGTGGCATTGAGAAGATTAACAACTGCGTTTAAGGCTAATCGCAATTCTTCGCCTCTAGCGTTCATATTTGTTTTTGTTGTTGAAGGAACCCACTGTGGATAATCCGCTTGTGCTGTATGGTCAAATGTGAATATATCTTTTGTTAAAAATGCCATAAAATTACCTCATTTCTGATTCTTGATCGTATTAAAAAGATAGTTTTGCTATATACCAGATTTCCTCTTCATCTCATTTCACTGCCCTGGTCATATTCAACTTCTAGCGATACAACTGACATTCCTTCATCTAAAGTGTTATTTCTAAACCTAAATTGAAAGTAATTAGCTCTTTTTGACATGCGTTTTCGTTTAACTACAGGGAAGAATGTCGTTGAGTAAGTGAAATTCACATAAGAAAAATCTGCATAGTTAAAAGCATTAGTTTGCATATTTAAGGCAATATCTGCAACTCCTTGGCGAGATAAAAATAGTACACTAATAAAACCCCTATTCATGGGTTTAGCTGTCAGATTGAGACGGTTGACTACCTTAACCCACGTTGGAGTTCCTGCATCCTCTACACGAGTTGTGTACCAAGCATCAATCGACACACCATCATCATTGGCCATGAGTGGATCGAACTGATAAACCAACCCATCCGTATTACTCCCAAAGCAAAGAGTACCATCAATCTCAGCAAAACATGACGCCGGAATATTTGTGTCATAAAGCCACGTATTTGACTTACAATCCCAAACGTAGCAAATATTGTTAACACACAACCCATAATAGTTATCGAAGTTGTAACTTACTGCTGCTGTTAAATTTGCTTGTCGAAGTAAACCAAGGTCTTGGCGTTCAACCCCTGCTTTGTCGATGAGATTACTAACGTCATTGACAGATAGTCTGTTGTTGACTGTTGTGTTGCTTGATACTTGTAGGACGCCATTGACAGAAGAAGCGCATACAACTGTATTATCAATTTCCTGAATCGAACCTGGTATGTCGCTTCCTTTTTCCATATTGATATCGACATAAGGAAATATTGGGTATGTCTCTCCATCTAAATAAGAGAAGTATCCATGTCCATTACTATGTGACACATAGAGAAGGTCAAAAATATGTGCTAGTCCTGAGACATTTCCGGTTACCTTTTGCCAAGCATCATCTGGAAAGTAATCCGCATTATAGTTTGAACCATATAACCGCGAGTGCCATACTTGGTCAGGAAAGTTTGGATTGCCTGAGAGGAATACAGTAGCAGAAGTTTTTCCACCGTAAACTTCCGCGACTGTGCACTGTGCGATGTACTCAGGATGGGTTAGAGATGCCTTGTAGGCTGTAATAGTGACATTGTTTGTGCCGATGGTTGGAGCTACAACAAACGTAATCTCGCCTGTTGTAAAATTTACTGTGTAGTCAGTTGTTAACGTTTTTGTTACACCATTCACTACTACAACAATTAGATTTATGTCCAAATTTGTGTAGGGTAACTTATAGACAGTCGCTGCGCCATCAGACGAAAAGGATATTTTGAATCCTGCACTAAAAAGGTTAAACCTCTCAAACACTGTTCCCATATTAGGTGAGCCACTTGGACTCCTGCCAACCAAAATAGTTGGATTATAGGATGTTGTCGCTACATTTGCTACAGTTGTTCCATTATAGGAAATGAAGTCAGTTCCATTCTTCATGTAGAGAACGTCAGATAGTACAAAAAAAGAAGCCTTAGCACTAGCAAGACCACTTTTAATCAAAACAGGCTGGTTATTCGCAGATTGAGTATATAAGTTTGTTGAGTGTGCGACGAGGCGGTATTTTACACCGTTTGCCTTGATGTAGGGAGATATGCCGTTTATTTTACCGGGTCCAAGTGAGATGGGATAAAGACGCTTATAGCCTGTTCTTTTGCCTATCGTGCCATCACGAACACGAACGTTTTGGGCCTCTGGCGTTTGGTTAGGTGCAATCAGAGAAGGATTGTCACGATAATTTAACCCACCTGAAAAATCAGCATAAGTTATTTTCCCTGCAGTATTTGTTCTTCTATGATTCTGCTTTAAAGGCATTTTACCACCCCGTAACATTGCGTATTTTCTTGATTCCCTTGTTTCTGGCAGGAATAACCGCATCCTTAGCATCGTTATATAGCACAAGCAAGTCAATTCCATCTGCTTGCCTTCCGTTTTGATGTAACCACTTACCAGCAGGGAAATAGGCTAATGCATCGTGATATTGCGCTCTGATTAATGGAATATCTGTGAGTATAGCCAATCTGTCCGGTAGTTTGTAATACCATAGAGTGATGGGGTCTGTGGTGGTCTTAGCTAATAAAAGATTACCCCTAATATCAAAATCAGTTATCTCTTGGTCAATCGTATTGTATTCAAATTTATAGAAGTCCAAATAATCAGCAGGCAGAATATAGGATTTAGTTACTCCGTCTGGTCTAATTGTCTCATCTGCTGCCGTGTAGTCTTTTGACACCATGATTTTATCTAGGTGAGCAAATTCATAATAAGCTATATTGAGATAATCATTGACGAGTTGAAGTATATCAGCATTATCTGCTACTACTAGAGGTATACCATCACTTGAATATGAATTGATGAGTTTTAATGTGAGGTTTTGAAGGTCTTGTAATGTTCTTGTAATTGCCAAAAAGTACACCCCTTTCTTTTAAATTAACTATCTTTGGAATTGGTCGTACATTCGTGACGCACTTGCACCAGATATATCTTTGATATTTAATTTTGTCATTTCGCTTATCCGCATTCCACTACTTACCAACATTTCAATAATTACGTTAACGCTACATATTTAGCTACTCCTCCAACATTGACATACATCCTGTTGTTTACTGTATCTATCCCAATATCATTTACCCCTAACTCTGAAGCAATAAATGCTCCTGCTTTTGTCTTTTTTACTGCAACATTATTACCTCTATAGCGAAAAGTATTGTAACTAATTCTCAATAAGTCAACCCAATCAGTTTCAGTAAATGTTCCAACTCCCGCACCTGTTTCATAAACGATGAATCCATCGTTATCCATTTGTGTTTTTCTGCATGTTACGTTTTCATTAATTCTAGTATACGTCATTGTGGCTTGATCGCTAACGTAACAATTAAAAAGAAAACAGGATATATTATTTACAGGATCTGAAGCATTTGCACCTTTTAAAACGTCTTGTAATCTACCAAAACTACCTAAAGTAAATTTTCGATTATCTTCTGGGACATCCTTGAATACACCCGTTGTTCCATCAGGACTAAATCGAAAAGTACAAGGGGAAATTATGCCATTATTAAAAACTATATTTAGAGGTTGAAGCGTCCCTCCTCTAGTTTGCACAACAATGTTAAACCTAGGATAACCACCATAATTCATCATAGAAAAATCTACAAAATATGCTGGAGTAGTACCTCCTGATGGAAGCATAAGAGTCATAGTTGCTTCTTCTGGTACTGCTCCAGGTGCCCTTATCTCCCATATGGTATAAGGTTTTCCTACATTTTGAACACTTGCGACATTGACTGTTTCGCCTTCGATTATATACTCAAATATTTTGCAGTTATTTAATGAAATTGAACCATCTCCACTTATAAAATCAACAACATCAGCGGAGACAATTTTTTGCCTGTTTTTTAATGCCCACTGAATTTCATACCAATCGTCTGCCATGTTTCACCACCTCATATCCCGACATCTTTATTAGCCATTATAATTCTCTCATAAGTGCTTTCTTATTATCTTCTACGACTGCCTCTAAATAGTTCAGTCTGTCTTTTTCGATAGTTTGTTCTAGTTTATCGTTGTGTGCATCAATTTCCTTTATTGCATCATAACCTCTGTGTGAATCAATTTTCTGCATATGTTTAATAAGTCTATCGTCTAATGGCCTAACCCATGACATGACATGTTGATTTTTGTATAGAACTTCATAGTTTCCGTTTATTTTGTTTAATTTTAAGGATAAGTCAGGATCATGTTCTTGCAGTCTTTCTTCTATGTTATAAATATCGCCTGTAACCATGTTCGCACCTCATTAAAAAAGATAGGGCAGAGAATTAACTCTGCCCCTTAGATTAGCCCTCAATCAGATCAGAAAGCAGTGTTTGGGCATTTCTGGAAGTACATCCTAATTCAAGGTAGCGGTACAAAGTAGCGCCATAAGCATCTTTACCAGGAGTACGAGACAGAATAGCTCCATCCTCTTGCATCCAGTCAAAATCACTCAACTCTAGGATTTGGAGATAATCAGTGTCAAGGAAAAACATCTTGCCAACAGGGCAATCTTTGTCTGCGATTAAAGGCAGACCATTGTAGTCGAGAGCTTTACGCCCACCCTTGAGGGTTAGGTCTGTAGTTGCCACATAACGCCGGTTAGTCGTTAAGAGTGCTTGATATGCACGGCGAACACCCATAGAGGTTAGAATGGCCTTGACAGCACCATCCGAATTAGTTTCCGTGGTATCCATAGCTGTCTGCATTAAACCTTCTGTGATTGCTCTAGGAGTACCGCCATTAGCTAAAACATTAGCAGCCCACCATGTATAGGTTGCAGGGTCTAATGTTTGGAGAACTTTTGTAGTGGAAACAATTCCAGATAGTCCCATTACTTCAATGTTTCGAGATCCTGAGATATAAACTGCGAAGGTATTGTCAGTTGTGATTGCAGCACCAGAGATAACAAAGGTAGTAGCAGATGCAACGGAAACTACCGTCCTACCTACTGCACCAGTTCCAGTTGCTCCGGTAGATGCTACTAGAACGTCAATAGTCATACCAGGACGGATATACTTTGTGCTTACTACTACAACCGTTGTGGATGCAGTAGTTGTTCCAGCTACAGAAAGAATACCTGTGCCATCTCCGAACATCATTCTGTTTAATTGACGCTTGAAATCGCTGGAAGCTCCCTTCATTTCACTTTCTATAGCCCTTACAAACGCTCCTGCATTGTTTTTTGATGCTTTAATAGAAGGTCCTGTTAGTTCTATTGTGGCGTAGACATAACGTTGTGGAATGATTGTTTCCTTATATTGTTGATTACCGGCTGTTGGAAGAGTTCCGCCTTCTGCCACAGATGAAACAGACTCGTTACCTCCGACATGCAGAGGGACCGTGAAGTTTTTCCCTGTAACAACATCGGCATTCTTTTCGAGCATGTCCAGTAAAACTACATCGTAGTTTACTTGCTCCCGAAGGGGTCCGAGATATTGGTTTTTGAGGATAGAATCAATCGCACTTAAAGTTGTCGGCACGTAAATCACCTTTACTTTCTTTTATTTATTAAATATAGTTTTTAACATTTCCAAACTGTTTTTCTTGGCTTCAGCAAAGGTTTTAGGCGCAGTTGTCTCGATAACCGGACCTTGCCCGCCACCCTCAATGTTACCTTGAGGCTTTGTCTTTTGAGCTAAATACTCTTTAATCGCAGTATCTTTAGCAGATTTTAGATCTTGCTCATGCTTGGCAAGAATTTCTGGCATATGTTGTTGCGATATGAGAGTATAGGCGGTTTCATAATCTGTGTTCCAGTCCTTTGCTCCTGCTTCGATTGCACTTTCCCATTCTTTGTAGAAGGGTTTGTCTGCTAATGTAGTTTTTTGTTGCATCATGGTCTGATTTTTCCGGAATGAATTCAATTCGTTTTCGACAGAACTTAGTTTATCTTTTGTATTTTGAAATTCACCCCACAATCTAGGATCCACATTGTTTGTTGCAGCATCAGCTTCAATTTGGTTCTTGCTCAGTTCGGCAATTACACTATCAATATCCCAGCCGTATTTTTGAAGTTCCATCGCTTTCGCTTGGATTGTTTCATAATATTTGCGTTCTTGAGATAAAGATTGAGTTTTTTGGGTATAATCGGTTCCTTTTTGGGCATAATCAGTCAACTCTTCTAATGTTAGTTGCCGTTCTTGGCCATTTACCTTCATCGTGTAAAGCTGTGGTGTTGCCACCTGGCTTTCAGATGGGGTATCGGCTGAGGTTGTATCCATTGAGGTATCTACTGTGCTTGTGTCCACTGTGGTATCGGTTGAAGTGCTCTCATTAGAACTTGCTTCAAAGTCTTCACTCATTAAATAAAACCTCTTTCTTTGTGCACTTCCATAGAATGGATTGGTGCATATTTGGCTCGCTGTTGACTTACAACATGAACCCTTCGCTGTTTGTGTTAACTATTTTTACACTAAACAAAGGGAATACGTCTGATATAAACGCCGCTAGATTCTCTCCCTTTAAATAAATGTCAATATCATTATTGTAGCGTTTTATAGTGCATTTCTTAGGTACAAGTTTCAGGTGATAATAAATATCTGCTAATGGGTAATTTTCATCTGACATTAAAAATCCTTCTTTCTTTTTACATTCCCGGTCCAGGACCCTTCCCTGCTATCATCTTCTCCATCATAGCCAGCATTGTGTCCATCTTGGCATCCATGCCTTGCATTATGTCATTTGTTCCTACCAGCTTATCCATTGGACCTGGCATTGCTTTGTTAGCACTTGGCATTGCCTTACTCACTTCTGCCATTGCTTGACCTTTTGCATTAGCCCAACCGGGTTTATTAACCAGATTTGCCACCTTACATAACCTCTTTCATTATTTTATTGTGAAATACCCATTGGTGGAAGTCCTGTAGACGGTAAACCTTGAATGGGTGCTTGTGCGACATTAGCAGCTGCTATGGTTTTTGCTAAATTTTGAGCATACATTGAATGCTGCGCTACATGATCATCTACTTGTTGTTGGTACTGCGACTTCTCGTAATCGTCTGACTTCCTGTATTTGTTATGCTCGGTAATATGAATCTCATGGTTGTAGAAGTCTCTCGTCTGGTGATCAAAATCTCCTTTTAGCCATTGTTTCTGTTCTGCCTTGGCTTGGTTCACATCAATGCTTAAATCCTCGAATACTTCTTCTATGTTGCCGAATTCTAGCAACTTCAAAGCCTTCTGAGGGTCTGTGAGGATATGCCTGTCCCAAAGATTTAGCACAAAATCTTGACGTGCTACTGTTGACTTCGGCATAGCTGACCCGGCGATAACACGGACATCCATATTACCTTTTAAGTCTGAGCCTTGAAACTCTTTAACATCAACTTGATTATTCTTACCCACAATCTTAATCATGCGCGGTTCGATATAGTTCTTCTGGATAAGCACAAGGACGAATTGCGCCCATTTTTCATAGGTTGACTCAATGTTGTGGATGATAGGTCCAAACTTTGTTTCATCCTGCTCTGCTAAGAAATTTAAGGCAATCCCTGATTTAACACCCGTTGGAGCTGCACCCCTTGACACCTCATGGATGCCTGAGATGTCCTCAAAGTCGCGCAGTTGGAGTTCTAACTCCGCTTGGATATGTCCGGGTTCTGCCGGTGGCGTTTCCCACTGAGGCATGTTTTTCCCCATTTTGTACTCTACGATTTCTGCAGGTTCATTTGTTGGCTCATCGATCAGTGAGTTGGCCTCGACTAACATTCTTGGACTTCCTGCCCTAGTCTGATTGAGTCTGCGCTGTGTCCTTGTTTTGTTGTACTCTCTTTGGATAGGGATAAGGTCCTCAATGTTGCTTGCTCCATGAACTCTACCGGGTACTAGATTGTGAGCAAACAGAAAGTATGGCAGTCTGTCATACGGATTGTCTTCGTATTGTAAGAGTTTTCCGTTTGCTATGGTTATGTGTCTGCCTTTTGGATGTTTAACACTCTTTTTCTCCCAGTATTCCTTTACTATAACGCCATCCTTAACCTTTGTAGGCTTATAGTCAGACGTTTGGCCGTTAACATTAGCTAACATGCTGTTGAAAAGATTTGTTGAAGCCAACCCGCCATCGGGAGATACTTCGACATCGTAGGTTTCTTTGACTTCATCAGTAGTTCTTAGGATGTCCTCAACACACCACTTAGCATCGTCAAATTCTGTAACGGATGGGTCAAATCTAAAGTTAAAGGGTGAAACTACTGAATTATCAACATCACCTAATGCTTTAGATTGCATGACCTCTTGACCTTGTTCATCTAGGGCAAATTCACCCTGCTCATCTAAGGTATTTAACTGTGCCTCGTCACCAAGTTTGTCATTCCAAAACGTCTTTTTGATACCTGTGCCTGTTGTGATCTGCCATAAGGCTGTCTTGAATCGTTTCTCGTCCATGTTTGAGTTACGCCAGACGTGTTCTACCGCTTGAGTTCCTACCTTAGCAGCATCTATGTCCTCTTCTTCATTTGTTACGGGTATTACGGTAAATTGAAGTTTGGACTTAGTGATCTTGGCAAGTTCAGTCCGAACGATAGGACGGATTCTATTAATAGTAACTCGTTCTTCCCAAAGTTCTTTAGGTTTTTCGACTATCTTACGACTACTCTTATCAAAAACTACCCACTGTTTCCCTGTAAGATATGCGATATTCACGGCCCATTGTTGAAGCAGAGGAAGGTTTTCGCCTTCTTTAAACCGTTCCTCAACAAACGTTACTGCTTCTTGCTCATTAACAGTTTCAGGTTTATCAATAATGATTTTAGCCAAGTGCTTTCACCACCTTTCAAATAAAAAGAAGCCCTACTTTTTAGGATTCTTTGGTTTTAGCTCAACAACTTCTTTAACAGAATCAATAACCGCATCCTCTGGACCATCTACTTTAAGGGTAATGGTTTTAAGAATTATTTGATGGTCAGGAAGATCCACCTCTTTAACTTCACAAGGTAGAGAACCGAGGTTCAACTCCTTATATAGCTTTACCTCTGCTTCTTTCTTGCTTTCCGCTATTACTACGCCTTGAATATGCCTGAATCCACCCATGTATAGTTTAAAGCTCGACATATACATTCTCCTTCTCTTGTTTTGGTTTAGTCTCTACAACTTCTGTCATTTGTTTGAACTCAATGAAATCCTTCGAGTGTATGCGGTCATAGAGTTGTTGCCGTTCTGTTGCCATGCTTTTGTTGTAGAAATAAAGAAACACCAGCATAGATATAATTGCCAGTGTTTGTAGTAGTTCGCTCATAGGTCTGTGTACCTCCCTTTGGGCTTTTTGGTAATGTTGTCCCTGTGCCGTTGTGCTCTGCCAGATAGTGATGGGTCGAAGTCTGGCTTAAGTGGTTCCTTATATGGTTCAGGTCTTGACATGATGTAGTAACGTAACTCGTCCAATGCGTGATCGTTTACTTTGAGTGGCTCATCAGCATCCGGCTTCCAACGATAGGACTTCATTTCCTTTATCAGCATCGGACAGGTAGTAAAGATGAATAACTTCGGTTTCCCCTTGGGCCAGACTTCTTTTTGTGGATGTTCCCGGAGCTTGAGGAATTGCTTTACCCGTTGGATCCCAGTCCATTTGTCCTTGATAACATTAGTATTCGCATAGATACCTTGCTCAGAAAACAATTCAGCTACAGATTTTTCAGCGGCTAAAGTCTTTTGATTGGCCGCACTGTCAAAGAGTGCTTCGATTGAGCCTTCTCTCATCTTCGGCCACTTTAGCTCGTTGGCCATGGCTTTAATCTGTTCTGAGTGCCACTCAATATCCTTACCGGCTTGATAGTGCTCGGCTATAGCATAGAGGTTACCGTCATTATCACAAGCGTAGAAGTGACAGCTGAGGGGTGCTGCAAGCCCAGGGTCAATACTTATGTTATCGTACCATTCCTTTGGCACATCGAACGGCTCAATGACATGAATATCCTCTCTGAACTCTTTATAGACTAATCCTGTCATAGCAACGAACTTACCATACTGTCTTGCTTCTCGTTCATCACTTGACATCGTTGCTTCAAGTTGTGTTATCTCTTCCCGGCTAAGGTGTGGATTATCTGACCACTCCATCAGCCAATACTTAACGCCAGGGTCATTAATCTCATTCATGTAAACTGTATCATAAACCCACGTTAGTCCTTGTAAGGGAGTCATTGTTCCCCACATATCGCCACGGGTATCAATTACTCGCATCTTGCACTCGTCGTAGATGTCTTTGGGAGGTTCCTCATCAAACCAGATCCAACCCTGGCTAGTTCCTTGAAACTTTGCTCTGCCTTGATCGCAGGATTTAAAGCCTATTTTTTTACCATTCTTTAATAGGATAAAGTCAATAATTGCATTCTCTGGATCATCCTTTTTTCCGGACCTGACCGAGACATCTGCAATCTCGCTTTTAGGAAGCCAATGTAAAACCTCTTTTTGCGCTACGTCACGTTGTACCTCATTGGTGAGGGATACAACCCATCCAGAAGAAGGAAGCAGGTTCTTGTATGGGTGCGTTCCTGTGGCGTACCAGACGGCCTCTGCCCCGCCTGAGACGGTTTTTCCGGTCCTGTTTCCACCAAAAACCCACCTATTACGATTAATGGACCTGTGAAAATCCTCTTGTTTTTTGTGTGGGTAATAATATTTTATCCCGTTTTCATTAATCCTGCGGGCTAACTCGTTTTTGCAGTGAATTAATGATACTGCTTGTTCTCTCAATAGTTTTGAGTAAATCATCGTCACTCATTCCCTCTAAAGCTATATCTAGCTCAATTTTACCTCCGTTTGGACCGGTGATTTCTGTCTTATCCGTGAATAACTTCAAATGTTTACCCAGGTTCACCAATGCTTCATCCCTGTTGTATAACTTGAATTTAAACTGGCCGTCCTTACCAATACTTATTTCTGATATATTCTTTGTGTTAATTGTCTTGGAGTCTTTTACTTCGACAATTATTCTACGTTCGTAAATAGGCACGCCGTCCTCTTCGCCCACTTGCACTTTTTCTGCGTGGAAGTCAAGATAGTTGGATATATCATCATTAGCTATGCTCGCAATCTCTTCAAGCACGTGGTCCGATGTAATCCCTGTACGCCTAGATCGCTCATCCATTACTTCTTGAATTGCACTTGCGATTTGTGGCTTTTGGAGGTTTTTGTGGCCTGTTGTCTCAGCCGTGGCGGGTGAGTACCCTGCGCGAATGGCCGCACGCTTTGCATTGTGATCCACAAGATATTCTGCTATAAATGCTTGTTGCATTGGTGTTAGCGCCATTGAGTATACCTCCTTTGTGGATAGTAACGATTATCCCGCATCATATGGTCATATGCCATAAATTCCTTCGTATCTTCATATTTAATCTTTGGCGGGGATTTAGCAGGTTCTTTTTTTACGAGATTATCTTTCTTAATCATAGTCTTTCTCCTTTTGTGTCGAATAAAAAAGGACCCAACGTGGGTTATTAGTCCAGCACGGGTCCTGCATATAATCCTCGCACTTCATATCGGCAGTTGGGTAGCGAATCTCCCTGCACGGCATACTCTCTGTACCCTGCATTATACCCGGTTTATGTGTGTTAATAAATTTCTTTATCTCTCTACCTTACTATTATAAACCCTTTTTAACATTATTTGGTGCAATCAAAGTGCAATGTTTATAACATGTGTTGTCTATTCATCTTATCCTCTTTATATTTCTCAACCTTTAATACGTCTGTTATTCCAAATAGACAGATAGCGACACTCCGTAATCCTTTATCATGCAAATACATGCAGTTTCTTCTTTCATACCCAACTATCCCAGATACTATATCCCATGGCGTTTTTGTGTTATTGATATACCTATGCTGCATAATTACTTTTTCAGCCTTAGGCAATCCGTCTATGGCAGTCTTTATCTGTTCTGCCAAGTGTTTAGCCTTGATATAATCTGCTTTTTGTTGCTGGTGTAATGAACTGTCTGCTAGTTTCGCCCCTAGCTCCATCTTGGGAGCTGAACTATGCCCTATATGCTCCCCATACATCGGCGTTATACTTGTCTCGTATCTGTCATTTATATTCTCAGCTAGATTTTTAACATACTGCTCTTGTGATCTAAATCCCGTTAGATAAAACTTAGTAAGAAATAAGGCGTCTTTCTTGGCTTCTTTTGCAACTAATTCACCTGCATATTTTCCAGCTTTTTGTATATTGCCCATCCTGTACCCCCTACTTTCTTTTTAGATATAAACACTATAGTAAATTGGCAATCTCGGCAGTTTGTTCATCCGTTTGGGCATATCATATCTTTGATCTTCATATCTTACTCCTTCTTGTTACCACCTATCGCGCCTCTATTGCTGTTTGGGTATGATTGTACCCTTTTGTTATCCGCAACGCTCATAGATGCCTTTACGTTCCTGTGCCAACGTGCGCTTGTTGGTTGAGAATACCATGCCGAGTTCCTTATAAACTCTACGCCGTTTATAGTATTGATACTTTAATATAGGTTGCTTAATATCAAAGAAATCGAACACCATAGCATCTACCTTACCTGGACAAGGGCGCATGATTCGTCCGACTTCTTGAGTGACAGCCCCAACTGCACGCTTAGGTGTTGTAAGGAATAGACGATCCAGATGAATAATGTCTAGCCCCTCTCTTGCTAGTTGTGTTGCAAAGAGTACGTCTATTTCTCTATTTTGTATTCGTTCCATGATATCAACCCTGTCTTTTTTGCTTCTGGATGCCGTCAATATCTCTGTCCTTAGTGCTGGGTTTACGATGTCTAGCATAGCCTTCAAAATATCAAGGTGCTCTTTCCTGTCGCTTAGTACGAGAGAAAAGTGTCCGGGAGCTTCAACAGCTATTGTCTCTACGAGCAGGTCGTTTCTCTGTTCATCTCGAATTAAACCTGAAATCATCTTGGTATAAACCTCGTCTTGTAAATCAAAGTCAGTCTCCACAGTGACCAGACGGGGGATAATAGTTGGCAACTCTGATTGCTGGATGGTGTGAAGTATCGGACCACCACAGGCAAACACCATTTTAGTCAAGCCGTCTTCTCTCTTAGGTGTAGCGCTCGCCCATAACCGATACCTCGCGGGAAATCTATCAATAGGATGTGAAAAGGATTTTGCCGCCATATGATGAGCTTCATCAATAAAGATTGCTCCGAACTTGTCAGTTAAGGTACTTAGATCAGCTTTGGAAAGAGTTTGGACTAATGCCATGGTAAGTCTTCTCCCTACAGTCACCTTTCCATTAGCAATGATACCAACCTCTTCTGGCGCCATGCCCTCAAAGACGTCACAAGCCCTCTGTAGTGTTTGGTTGAGTAGTTCGTACGAGTGGCAGATCCAAAGGGCAGGTTGCCCTATCCTAGCCATTGCTTCAAGCATTATTTGAGTCTTACCAGAACCGCAACCGGCGACTACACCGCCTTGAGTTCTTTTGACTAATGCCTCTACTGCTGGGACCTGATAATCGCGCAGCCTTATCTTTGAACCAAAGTCAACCGATGGTAGAACTAACATTTTGTTATCCCATTGAATACTCACGCCACTCTCTCTGGACCGGTCCTTTAAGTTTGAACCATACCCTCTAGGGATAATGAGATTATCATTGTCTACTTTGTAAAAATGTAAGAACTCTTCTTTATCGTGAGTAGAGAACCCATACTTGACCGCTCGGACATATTCAGGATTAGTAATGGTTAGGTCAGACTTGATTGTACCCATTAGTGGGGATGGTATTTCTCTTAATGGAAGCCTTATATCGTTAGCTGTTAAAGCTGTTAGCATGTTTTATCCTCCTTTACCCTAGTACGGTATAAAAGGGATATTAATCTATCCCTAACTAACCCAAGATTATCCAATTTCACAGCATCCCATTCCTTTTCCGTCCACTCCCCGGGAAGTAAGCGAAAACTATTTTGTGTTGATATTAGTTCAGCACCACCGCAACGAATACCATGAAGCAGATAGTATAAAGAGTTCAAAGACTTATCTTGAATCCATGCATTACGGAGTACCATCAGCCAAGTTTTTGTGTCTGCCTGTTTATCACATCGAGGATCAGTGGAACCGTACTTTTGTTGGTCGTCTTCATAATGATTGTTCATTTAATTACCCTCTTTCTTATTCTCACCATAGAAAACATGTAACCATAAATAATTAGATCTTTTACTATCAGGTGGCTTAACTTGCTCGAACATCTTATCCTCCATAACCCCTTTGAATTCATTGAACTTGCGTATGGAGTCAACTAATATATCCATAGTCTTTTTATTCCCTTTAACCAGCTTTTGACTGTCCTCTAGTATTCCAAAGAGTTCAGACCTAACCGCTTTAACCTTGTCTCCAAGTGCTTTCCATTGTTGATATTCTAATGATTCCATTAATAATTCCTCCTATAATTTGGTTTATTTGCTCTCTAACGCCTTAAGTAACCATGAAATGTATCCATGATGTATCCATGTGTATCCATGAAAATCAGCATGGATACAAGCATGGATACAGCCTTAACCCTTGCAGGAGTAAGAGTGTAGCGTTTTGTATCCATTGTATCCATGCTTTTTGTGTTTTCTAACATAGTATAGGAATACTCCTATAGCCTTTTTTACCCCTTTATTATCATTTATTAACTCTAAAGAGTATTTCATGGATACCATGGATACAAAACCCTCAACCCCTTGGGACGCTAAGGCTAAGGTTGTATCCATGCTTTTTTTTCATGGATACATCATGGATACATTTTGGATAGCATGGATACATTTTAAAATGGAGGTTCCTCAATCCGAACAAATGTCGTTTGTAATCCATAACCAGAGAACCTCTTTCTACCTCTACTTTCGCCATAAAGCTCCCACCCTGGGACCTTGCGTATAATATCATTTAGTTCCTTAGCTTTTTGCGGGGAGCACTTACTATCAGGTTCGTTTAACATCAGATTCCATACCTCTGCCGCGCATGTTTGTTTTTTGTCTCTAAGAAAATTTTCCACCAACCCGGATAACGTACTTTCCTGCATGTGTGATTCTTGAATTAAAGCCGCTTCGACTTCCATATCATTGTCGAGGTAATGCTTTTCTTTATCGTTATAGGCCGTAACTGCCTCAGCCCATATTTGATTACGATCTAAGTTGGGTATATCTTCTCTAGCATCACGCTTTACCGTAACAGGCCAGAACCTACGATTCCCTGTAGGATCTCTTAGAAAGCCTAATTCGTCATTCGTGGAGCCTACGATAATGCATTGTCTAGGGTTAGCAACCTTACGTCTACCGTATGCAGGTCTAAAGATATCTGTCTGGCAACTTAGGAAAGACTTCACTGATTCTTGTTCCGTCTTTTTCATCCCTGCAAGTTCTCCAATTTCTAAGATCCAATAACCTTCAAGCTTTTCTGAGCCCGTTTTACTATCCATGTCATTGAATTTTAGTCCATCATTAAACCAATCATCCCCACATATCCTTCTAAAGAGTGTACTCTTCCCTATCCCCGTTGGTCCAACTAATGTGAGCATAGTGTCGAACTTACAGCCGGGGTCGAATATTCTTGCCACAGCACCAATAAACGTCTTTCTTGTCACCGCCCGTGTATAAGGTGTATCTTGTGCATCGAATAAATCTATAAGCAATGTGTCAATCCTTGGTGTCCCATCCCATTCAAGGCTTTGTAAATACTCTTTGACTGGGTGAAACGATGCTCTCCCTGCAATAACAAGTAAGCTATCGAGTATCTTATTGACTGATTCAATGCCGTACTCCTTTTCTATGAACAACCGTAGTTCCGCATCATCATCATCACCCCAAAAACTACCGGGATTACTTCTTCCCCATGGCGGCATACGCTTTATGACTGTTTGATTTATGAAGGCGTTTTTAGCTATTAGCCCTTTAAGCCGTTCATCGTTTTGGAGTATAAGCATGATATTGGTTCGTGTTGCAAGTGCCTTTTCCTCGCCTTTTTTATTAACAATAGTGGTGAGGTCTTTCTTCCAATCCTTCGCTGTACTAAAGTCTACAATTATAGCAGTCTTACCAGTTGTAATTGGTTTTGCCGCTACAGTTTTTGCATCCCGCTTAACCAGAGCTATTTCTCGTCTTTCCTTAGATTCAGGTTCGAGCAGTTCTCTTAGTTCCTGCCATCCCCAGCCTCTTGATTTGCAACCGTCATGTTGACATCCAGCACCGATTGCCCCATTAGGGAGTTGAACAACATAGGCCGAGTTATCTGTGTGATCATTATCGAAAGGACAAACGTCCAGTATCCACTTATAACCTCCAATTTGCCAAGGTCCTTCCTTACAAACACTCAAACCATGGTTTATTATCCATGTGTGAAGATTGAATTCGCTAGTGGATCCAGTATATTTACTCGGCGTTCCTTTAGGTTCTTCTGGTAATAATGCCGCTAGTGCCTGTAATTGCTCCACTGTCACTGTCTCTGCTGATTCTGTATATTCAAGTATCTCTGACATACGATGAGGCCTCTCAGGTGTACTGTCGCCCTTGCAAGCCATCGTTCCATAGAGTTTCCATATTCGGCTAGCATTGAACGTAGTGAGGTCTACTTTTACGACTTCATCTGAAAATGCGAAGTCCATCACTTTTAGAACCTTTTGTATCAATAACTTACTTTCTGTATCGTTTGGAAGGTCAATTGCATAAGGAATGTGCGCTCCGTTACCACTATCACCAAACAGTACCGGCTTTGGCCAGCCGTGATTATTGGTAAGCCACGTTTGCATAGCTTTTGCCTTTTCTATAGCAGCCTCTTTTTCTTCATTAGTGCTTGAAATTCCAGAAGGACGAACTGGATAAAGGTCTACGGGTAAAATTCTCCGGCGTGTTATATCACTATCTGATGTTGTAGAATCGCCTTTCCCTAAAGCCCGCGCCCGGTTTGATGCTCTGGATAACAAAGCAGGGTTAACTTCATTCACTGTGATGTAAATCCCAGGGACCCTTCCACTCCACTTTGCAACTTCCTTGACAAGTTTATCCATATCATTAAAATAACCGGATATTGTATTTGGCCCCACTTTGGGGATACGTATTTCCACTACAGCACCCGCAGGTATCAATAACTTCAACGCTTTTTCCATAGTGTCTGGTGATGAAGTATCATCCTGTGGTATAATTGAGTCAGTGTTCAGCAACATGACCACCTGCCTTCCTATCTCTGTCTTACCGACTACTAGACAATAGAAAGCACCCCACATGCCTTCATAGCGCAGGGGTGCTTTTTGTTTTGTTTTATTTTTACCTACGTGAGGTTTGGCTAACCTTTTAACAAAACAACTCCAACTTTTTCATAAGACTAGGTTCTGTCTTACCTAGTAATGTCCACGGTGTAGTATGACAAGCCTTGCAGACGTCGCCAATCGTTGGACTAAAACCTTCTTCACGGCATTTTACATGATAGTCTACGTATCGTTTTTCTTTAGCCGTGAGCATCACTTCGACATCTTTTACTTTTGCCTTTGCCATTGATTGAGTTTGTAGGTTATTCATTTAAAATCCCCCTATAATTTTATTTTCGTGGGTTTATTATATTAGCTATTGCAAGTCTAGGCGTTGGGTCACTTATACCAAACATATCCTTACCTGCATCAAGTCTTTCTTCTAATAAGAAACGTTTTCCTATCTGTTCAATTGACACAGGGCGATCAACAGGTCTATCCCTGTGCCCACGATGTTGTCTACCTCTCATTTTACAAACTTCCTCCTTTTTATTCCCGAACTCTCAACCCGTAGGGAGTATTCAGGTCATTGCTTTATTTATTTCGGTGCCCGGAATTATGCGGTTGACACCCATGATGTCGAGAACTTTAGACTGGGGGATTGCTCAAGCGCCTTTGCTTGGAAATTCAAGATATTCAGCATTGATAATACCTAATTTACTAAAGGTCATGGCCGTCATTAAATCATTCATCCCATCCCGATACGCTGCGTTGTAACAAATCCCCTCAAGCGCCGTAAACGCTTCCTCTAATCTCATAATTACTTTCTTTTCATCTGGCAATAAGTCTTCAAGCTTCTTAATGAATCCATAGAGCTCATCGTGGACTTCTTTGTACTCTACCGTCGTTACACACTTTTCGTGTCTATTTATGATCACCTCTCGAAGTTCGTCATGATCTCCCGCTGATGAATTATTATCTATAGAAAAATCCTTAAAATAAGTTTTCATTATTTTCATCCTCTCTCTCTTTTACTAAATTTAAAATCATGGTACACTGTGTATGAGTATTTTCTTTAGTCTGTAGGCGTTGATGCGCTTACGGGCTTTTTTTTATTTCATTTGAAAAGTTCTTTAAAAATAAATTTGCCGCTAAGTCAATTGCTTGCCTAGGATTCGGATGGGCTATGGTTTTAACTGTGATGGTTAATTTAGGGTGATTTTTCATTTTTTTAGCACTCCTGCCTTTTACCCAGTCTTTCTGTTTTAAATTGCAATATGAATTAGTGAGTAATATTTGCTTATCTAGGAAATAATATTGTCCTTTGGGGTAACTAAATAAACCCATAAAATCTACAAGGTGGGTATTGCGTAAATGGTATTTATGTCTTATAATAAAGAAAGGAAATGATATTTACACTAATTACAGCAAGAAAGTTCCTCTAGGGCCTGTTTTTCTACATCAGGGAATAACTCATTGATCGGAACCCCGAAATAACTGGACAGCTTGAACATTAATTTACTGCTAGGAGTCGCATAACCGTTTTCAATATATCTTATCATTGTTCCAGTAACACCTACGGCAGAACCAACAGCATTTTGAGTACCCTTAGCCATCCTTGATCCCTTAAACCGCTCTCTTATTTGACGAGCTTCTTTTGTCATTTCAACTTCACCTCCTCTGTAATTAAAGTATACCATGTAAATTCAAATTACGCAAGGTGTTAATCTAATTTCTTTTAAAGGAGTGGGAAATATGTCTATCGGAACGAGAATAAGGGAGCTACGCGCCATACGTGGACTAACCCAGGACCAAATAGCGGAAAAATTAAATATGAATCGTGCAAATTTTTCACATTATGAAAGGGGTACCGCTTTGCCTCCGAGTGATACGTTAAGCAAAATTGCAGACATATTAAACACAACCACAGATTATCTACTTGGCCGAAATGAACTCGATATAGACGATAACATTAGAACATTGGCACGAAATATTCAAAACCTTACCGCTGGGGATCAGGAATTACTAAAAGGGATAATCGATACTATGAGCCAGCGTGGAAAAGAGGCGAGAGGCAGATAATGCAGCTCCCAGCTTCCGCTAGATATGATAGATCCGTGAGGATAGCGCACGAATTCTTATTAAATGAAAATATAACCAGCTTTCCTATAGATCCATTTATAATTATCAATAAACACAAATGGGGATTAATCACATACACAGAACTTGCTAGGAAATATCGAGTTAATATTTCGCAAGTCATAATAGCCTTTGAAAGTGAAGATGGATATATTATGTTTGACGGCGTAGGTTATATTATCGCATACAACGATACTATAAGAAGTGCCGGCAGAATAAGATTTTCATTGATGCACGAAATAGGACACATCCTACTAACCCATCTTGTAGATTTTAAAGAAACAATTTTAATGCGCAATTCTCTCTCTGAAGAAAAGTATAGAATTTTAGAAAATGAAGCAAATGTATTCGCTAGAAATTCCCTTTCTCCCGCCCTTGTGGTTAAGGGATTGAGGCTAGGATCTAAAGCAGATATAGCTTACTATTTCAAAATTTCACAAGCTGCCGCGGACACTAGGCTTAAATGCATTGACTTAGATTTAAGATATACAACAGCTATTATTACAATTGATCAAAAAAACCAGTTTAGGAGTTTTGTATACTCCATTATGCATTCAAATTATTGTAGTTTTTGCGGTTATTTTTTTGTTCGCAAAGCAGCTAAATATTGCCAAATATGTGGACACAGTGAATTACTGAAAAGAGGGAAACGAAAAATGAAATATACAGGTTATGATCTTGACGAAGATGGACGAGCGCTTATTTGTCCGAAGTGTGAGAACGAAGAAACGTCCTATGGTGATAAATGCATAATATGTGGAACGAATTTAATAAATGAATGTGCCGGAACTCCTACGAACGACAATGGGTATGAAGGATATAGTCAAAGTTGTGATAATATCGCTCCTGGCAATGCCAGGTATTGTTATAACTGCGGAAACGAAACTACCTTCTTTCAATCAGGGGTATTAAAACCATGGAATGAAGAAATAAAAAAATTAGAGGTAGCAGTTACCATAGAGGAAGAAATCCAGTTCTAGAAACTAAATTTTATATTTAAGACTTGGGGTATTGAATATGAGTGCAATTCGCGCAGCAGCATACGCAAGGTATAGCTCAGACAATCAGAGGGAAGAATCTATTACAGCACAACTTAGCGCTGTAAAAGAATACTGCCAGCGAAAAGGGTATATACTTACGAATGTGTATACCGATGAAGCTAAAACAGCGACTACAGACAACAGGGCTGGTTTCCAAAAAATGATAGCGGATAGCGGACTTAATCTATTCGACGTAGTTATCGTACATAAGTTTGATAGGTTTGCCCGTAACAGATATGACTCAGCTTCATATAAGAGAAAACTTAAAATTAATAACGTTCGACTCGAAAGCATATTGGAGCAACTCGACGATTCACCAGAGTCGGTTATCTTGG